CGCTGTCAAAAAGTCGATATAGCGGGATAGTTTAAGTTCTGACGGCTTTGTAGGCAGTTCGATAGAAAAGATTTGATTCCCGTCTTTGTCTTGTAAAATGGCGTTAAGCATCGGCCTTGCGTGCGTAGATTGTAGTGTTGTGTTCAGTTGAGTGGATTAGGGGCACTTCAAAATTTTCCCAAACGATTCGATCAAGCATCGTCTATTGCCTTTCTGGCTTCCTCTTTATCCGATTTATCATTCATCCACCTTGTTTTATCGGTGTAATACTTAATCATTCTTTGTGCGTGCCGTACATTTGAAAAAGAAATCCAAATATTAAGAGCAGAAATAACAAGACAAGCGAACAAAAAAATTTGATGTGCGGTCATATTTTTGCGTTTAAAGCGCCTCGAAATCAGCAGCGGTTAACGATGTGAGCGGGGCGTAAGATGCGGCAACGCCTGATACTATCCACAAATACGCCGGATCGTATTCAATTGGTATATAATTGTAACCATTTGACATATAATTGCAACCAGGTGCTACTAATCTTGTAGGCGACAGCTTTGTAGTAGTAAACCCCTTTTGTGATTTCATGTCGATTTCAACGCCCTGAATAATGGCCATGTAGTTTTCATAAAAATGTACAAAAACCAAATTGCGGCAATCAATTGCCTGTTTTTTTGCTTGTCTTATACCATCGGTGTTTTCTGAAAATCGTAAAAATGATATTTGATTTATGCCTAATTTTGTTTTATTCATACCCATCCTTTCGGCTTCCTGCGTGAAATAACTCATTGCAACTTTTTCGGGTATCAGTTTCTTCCATTGGCCGCGCCCGGTCATTTCAATGCCTTGTACTATCCCCCCGTCTGACAATACCGCCTTTATATTTTCCGCTTGTGTGTAGAACGACAATTTAAATTCCGGAAATTCAGGAGCGAATAAGGCATTTTTGTTTGTTTCGGGTGACATACATTTCATTGTTTGCGTTTTTAAATGGTGAAGTTATGCTTTAGGTTTACGCCCGCGCTTTTTTTTATCCCATGATTCAGCGACCTTTTGCGCAAATTCAATGGCCTCTTTTGCAGATTCATCAGCCATTTCTGAAAGTTCATCAGGGTCAATTTCAACCTCCACAGCATTTCCGCTTTGGTCGGATATATTCGGGTTGTTCGTAGGGTTCGGTTGCAATAATTGCGGCGCTTCTGCCGCTTGTGACGGGATCAACGTTCGGTTCAAAGTTTTTTTTTCCGGGTCATAATATCCACGGTCGACGGCGTTGAGCGTCATTCGGGTATCGTTATCCTGGAATTTTGTAGTAATAAAAACTCGAAAATCCCGGCAAATTTGTGCCTCTTTCGCGTTCTTATTTTCTTTCCAGCGCATTTGATTGTACAGCGCGATAAAATCCTGTTTGAAATCCATTTTTATCTGATTTGCCGTTTAAACGGCTTTTGTGACGTAATATGTTTGCTTGCCCAATATCGGGCCGCGTCAATCGCGTGGTTCCATTCGTCTATCGGGTCGCCCGTTGGCTTCCCTGTTCGCTTGTCGATAACCCAACTGTAATTGTCCAGTTCTTTTTTCAGGTTAACCGACCGCGCCGTTATACAAATAGGGTAGTTCCCTAACAACTCCAAACCGTTTGCAATACTGCCCGGCCCCTTGTCGGCTGCTTCGATTTTTGGAAAACCTAAGCCGCTTATTTCCTTTATCGCCTCTGGGTTTCGGTCCGCAATAATACGCAATTTTGGCGAAACGGCCCGTTCTTTCATCGTTTTTGCCCGGATATGCGACGTCATATTGTAATCGTACATTATTTCGTCAATGTACAGCCTACCTTCATAAATGCCACAATGCACAAGCGCCGTCGGGTCCGGATAAAAGCCAAAGTCCAACCCATACCCCTGTTTTTGCGCATCGGACGGGAAATCAGGTACAATCGTGTATTCCTTAAAAATAAGCCCCTCCGTTAACGTGCCCCATTCTCCAAGCGCATAAACCAGGTATTGCTGATAATTGCGCACACGCAAGCGCTCAAACGTCAAATGCTGGCTTTCTGGGCTGAAATGATTATCGAGATAAGTAGTTTTTAGGATAAACGGTTCGTAGTCCTGCGCTTTGAAAAAATAATCGTTTATCCAACTATCTTGCGAAATCGGGTTAAACGTAAAATGTATGTGGTTTGAAGCCTTCGTAGTTCTTACGCGCCTGTCTAACTCCAAAAAGTCGTCTGCTGTAATGCTGCCGCGTTTGTCGAGCGGCTCCTCCAACCAAATATCTGTAATATCTGCAATCGACTTCAATTTGTCCACATCATCAAGCCCCCCGGAAAGCATTACGTTCCCGTTGTGGCAGCGGATTATCATAGGCGTTTCAAGCACCGTAAAATACGCTTGCAGATTGTACCGCGCTATTTGGTCCTTAAAAAGTTGAAACTGCGAGTGCCTGACGGTAACATGGTCTTTTCGCACAAACAAAACCCGGCAATATGGCTCCGTCAAAACTTTGATGAGTAGTTCCGTTGCTTTCCAGTCTGACTTTCCGCTGCCCGCGCCCCCGTACAAAATCTGTATGCGTTCCGGCCTTTTGTAGTGCGGTATGTAAACATCATTTACGACAATCGGCAGGAAGTTACCTATACTCCCAATATAAGCAAGTTGTTCAGGTGTCAACCCCTTTGCTTTCGATGCTGGTAAAAATCGTATATTCTCGCTCACTCCTCACTTTTAGGCTCAATTTTTACAATGCGCAAAATTTGCTCCATTTCATCGGTTGTAATAGCCCCCGGCGCGGCAAATGATTGTACAGTAGCGCTTATTGTTTCGGGCGCTTTCCCTTCCCTGCGATCAACAAGCCACCGTGTAGCGCGAAGCCTTACGGCGGGGTCTGCGTTTGTTGCAGCATCATTCGCAATTTTCAAAAGCATTGCTTCGTATCGCGTTAATTTCCGCTTTTCTCCAGCTTCTTGAATTGTTATTTCAGCATCAAGAACTTTTGCAAGTATTGCTTTAAATGATATAGCCCCCTTTGGTCTGCCATTTGGGTTTCCGCTCTCGCCTTTTTCGGCAACTGTTAAAAATCCTCCGTTACTTTCTATTTGCTTTGCCATATTTATATTACCCTGTTTTTGCCCTGTTGTATATGCTCATTGCATATTCATAGCACAAAAATAGTGCCTTATTGCTGGTTTTGCAAATTAAGTTGAAAGGGGGCGAATTCGCATAGATTCGCCCTCATTTATTTTAGTCTTCATCCTCTAAATCAAAGCCCGAAAGCGTTTGTTTCCATCCTTCAATTACCCCGCTTTCGTTTACAGTCATAATAATGTAATCCCCGTAACCTTCATCACCAGGGCACATAATATCAGGAACGTAGCCGTCTTTCTCCAAGATCGTTTCGCCCTCTGCTGTTTTCAGAGTGTACGTTCCATCATCACAAATTTTGTAGCGTATATTTGCCGTCGTCCCTTGTGGCCAATCTTTAATTTGCCCGGTATTAACGTCGATTGTCGGCTTCCAGTAATCGCCAACGCGAAAAGGCATAAGTGTACCGTCTTCATCTTTTACGCCATTTACTGTTGCATCTTCCCAATAAGGGAACCCTGCGCTAACTTCTAAAATAGCGGCTTCAAATGTTTGCGGTTTTTTAATCGTGACTTTCATGTTTTATGTTTTTATTGTGAACAAAGTATATTTTTCATTTTGCGGGCCGGGCTTCAATCATTTTTGTCCAGTCGTAGCCGCCTGGATTTTTAATAATTGTAACAATCTCACATCTACAAAAGCAATCGGACCATTTCTCGACTTTTTGGGTTGGCTCATTTTCCCATATCCATACCTCTCCGTCTTTATCCATCGTTTTGTACATAGCCCATTCCGGTAAATTTTCCCAACCAGTCGGATCGGGTATTTTTACGCTGTCGGTTTCGTGCGGTTCTGTACGCAAAAGTTGAAATGAATGAATAATTGCGTCGGGTTCGCGCAACAATCCTTTGATGCGATCGGATACACGCTGCAATGATTCAGATGAATTTAACTGCTCATTGCTTTCATACTCAAGTATATTCCCAAACACAGGGAGACCGGTTTTTGAGGACGGATAAACAGCAAGTATAAAGTAAAAATATTTCATTTTCAGTACAAATTTAGCGCCCACATAGCCGCCCAAAGCCCGCCCAAAATGAGCGCCCACTGGCAAGCGGCTATAAGCAAAGTTATCAAAAAAAAGTCAATCGGGAAAGGAACAATCAGGGCAAAAAACGGCAACAAAAACAACCGTTCACCCATCCAGTAACGAGCAACCAATAAAACGGCAAACGTCAAAAAATTGATGCTCCAAAACCATTCTGTGCCGCCGTTTGTATGGCGTATGCCGTGGTATTGGAGCCGCCTAAATATTCGGTGTAGGCGCTGTTCAATTTGGTAGGCATATAACACAGGTAGCCCAATCGCATATACGGTTGTATCACCAAACATCGGGCGAAGTTCTGCTTTAATCTGCTCTTTGCGCTGTTTTGCTTCGATGCTAATACCAATCTTTGCCCGGCATGGCAAAGCATACGGGGCAAAGATTATGTATAGATGTTCAAAGCGGGGTAGTTTCATTTCGGACGGAATTGCAATGTATTTTTCCAGTCGATGTTGGTCATGTCGTGGATTTTGCCGCACGGCCGACGCGATTCAACCCATGTTGGATGCTCATACAGCCGACTTGCTGGTGTAAGCATGAAATGATAACACGCGCCGTCGCTGTCTACCGCTCGCGCAAACGTGTTATCCGGCGCGTTGCTCCAGTCGGATTCGGGAGGCCACGGAATAGTGTCGTCGGGGGTGTTAAATTCGCCGTTGGCGGCGCGGGCCTTAATATCAAACCAGTAATCACCTCCTTGCGATGTTGAACTCCAAAGAAATCCGCCATCGATAGCCTTCCAAAGCGAATCAACTATTTCGTTCCAAGAAAACGGGTTGTCGTTTTTTGTGTTTTCAATAGCCTGACTTTTGTACGGCTCAGGCAGTTGGTTAAGCCACTCGAGGATTGTTTTTTCCTGTTTCATTGTTTTGTATTTTATTGGTTTGCCGCATACTCCGAAACTACCATAACAGGCAGTACCGGAAATTCATCGTTATGCAGTTCGCCGTCATCAAACGCATCAGAAAATTTGATTTTTACCTCATATACAATATCATTGTATGTTTTTGGGCTTACGGTGTTCATGTCAACTCGCATCCACGGCGACATGCTGACCACTTCACCGTCATCGTACACGCCGGATTGAACGGCCATACGGTTGATTTCAACTTCCAGTGTGTCGTCATCGTCAACACAAGTTACCGTACAATCGACGGCGTATTCCACATCGAGCGAGATGTTGCAAGCGGAAATTTCCGCATCAAACAGCACTTTTGTGATGAAATTATATTTTTTGTTGAGTTGTGGGTAGGACATGGTTGCGTTTTCGTTAATGATGTTACAAATGT